CCATTCTTTTTTGCTAATGAAGTCTTTGCACTTTTATAACTTTCTTTTAAAGCGAACCAAGTATCAAGGCAGCTTTTTACAAGGTAAATGTAGAATAGCCAGTTTATTTCAAATTTGTAAGCAAGCAGTGTAATTATGATTGACAAAGCTGCTGTGATTTCTTCAAATTGATGATTTTTCATATTTTGTCTGTTATTTAAAGTTTGTACTATTTAGCTGCATCGCGTTAATCGTTATCTGTATTTAAATAATTCATTAAACTTTTACGCTGTTCTTTTAACTTATCAAGTAGGCTATTATCAAGTAGTAACTGATTGTTTACCACTTCAATAGACTTTTCTAAACGTGCTATTTTATACTCACATTCTGCTAGTAAATCTCTAGTTGTTTTTTCTGTTTCCATGTTGTTATTTATTAGTTGTTTGTTGAAATCTAAAATCTTCTAATTCTTTTCGGGCTTTGCTATACTTCTTTTGTAATTCTTTGTACAATTCATTTTCTTTTAAATCGGAATCATCTGGAAGTATTTTAACGGATATAATTTTTATATCAGTAAAAGCCCCATTGATAAGTAAGGACTTGTAATCATCATTACTTATCGTTATGTTGGCTAGGTTTGCCATTATTTCAAAGTTTCTTTAAGTTTATTTTTCATTGGCTCTGCTATCTTTTGTTCATTAGGAGGTAAAGATTTAAACATTACTTGTAACTCTGCTAATGTTTTAGCGGTTATTATCTTAGCGTTCACTTCGTCTAATGTTGGTCCAGCAACTTTAACTACTGGCTTACTTGCCATTTGAGCATCATCATCATCAATCTCTAAACTTAATAAACTAGCTAATGTATAACGCCTAAAGTAAGTAATAGCACTACCTAACTGTTGAGGGTTCATATTACTTGGTAAGTCAATGCAGCTAAATTCCTTAACACCGTTAAAACTTAATTCTGTTCCTACCTTACCCTCTTTAATCGGTTGAGTAATCAATACTCCCACTTCATTAAGTACTGGCTTTACTTCGCTTAGTATTTGCTTTAAACTAGCGTAAGTGTTTTTAAAGTGTGGATTTTTAGCATCCTTGCTAATTACTGATATTTTCTTTTGAAATTCTAGTAATTGTGTTTCTAATGTCTTTTCCATGTCTATTTGTTTTTATTTTTGTTAATTGTTCTTTGATTCCTTGCAGCTCTTAATATCATGTAATGGGTATCTGTAAACTTTTCATATATCGTATGTTTATTTTTGCCGCACATTGTCATTGCTACCTCTGTTGTATAGCCACATTCGATATAGTAAGCTATTAAATCTACTGTCTTATCGAGTTCTATTTTATAAGGGCTAATATTCATTTTCTTACCATTGTAATCTTTATCAATCCATTCGCTAGTAGCATGAATAAAGCTAGTGAACAATGGACTTGATCCGCTTGGATTAGATAATAATATATTTTCCATCCTTTGTATCTCGTTTAGTTTATCGCAATTCCAGTTCATTAGCTATAATTTTAGGCATTAATAAATTATCTTCTAAACTCTTAATAGCTACACTATCGTTGTAATGCTTTGCCTTTAACAACTTAATCTGGGTATATGATACACTTGAATAAATACCTAAACAAATCATTACAGCTATTGACATGATAACTAAGCCAATTAATAGTCTATTTTTGTTTTCTGAATCTTCTAGTACTATCTCAGTACTTTCATTCAATAGGGTGTCTTTTGTCATTTTATTTAGTTTTAATTGTTATAACATTCACATCTTACCATTTCAATCTCTATTTCTCCTAAATCATTTGTTAAATACTCAGGAACTCGGCCATCAATACAATCGGGATTCTTACAACTCATATCCTTTTCATCATTGGGACTTATAAATTGACGTTCATCTATAAACATAAAGCCAGGATTATCGTTGTTATTCCTAAAATAATAGCGTAACACTTCATTAGGTTGTAATCGTTGTATCTTTTAACAAACGTATTCATTACCGCACTTTGATAATCTCCTGTAATGTAAGATGATGCAATTAGTAAATTATTATCTTTCTCATCTACTATGAATACACTACTTTTATTTCTGATTGATACTTTCTTAGGTAGTTTCATTACTTTTGTAGTTTTAAAATGGTTGATACTAATAAAGCATTAATGTTATCAAAACCTTTTAAGGCTGCTTTATCCTTTAATTTTGCCTTATCCAATTTATTTGGCGGCATTTTAATTGTTAATACATTACTCATGTTAATTGTTTTTATTAGTTTATACGTCAAATGTAGTAATACTATTTAGTATTACCTAATGTATTTTAAAAGTATTGCCTAAAGTGTTGATTTTCAAATAGAATCATTTTGTATTAAATAATTGTTTATATTTGCTTATCAATAAGAATCAATTAATAACCATCGCTGCAAATAGCAAACTGTTAATTAATTTAACGGCTAAACTTTGTGGTTACCGTTATATAAAGGACGATTTATTCCAAGAGTTTCTTTTGATACTTTTGGAAACAGAAGAGCAAAAGTTAATTGATAAAATGAATGAAGGGAAGTTTATTAGCCATTGTTCTAATTTGATTAATAGATTAAACATTGATAGATACAGGGCTAAGAAGTTTATAAACACATCTAATCCATTAGTAGAAAGGAATGATACTTTTGAATTAGATTTTGATATTAAAGACGAATGTTATAACTTTGATATTGATGTTAAATTTGAAAAGGTTGTTAAGTTAGTTAGAGAGCAACCATTGAAAGGTCAAATACTATTCCAATCGGTTGTATCTACTACTAGAGAAATCGCTAGTGAATTAGGTATAAAGGAAAAGAATTTAATATACGCTAATAATAAATTTAAAATAGAATTAAGAAAACAAATAAGATAATGAAAACACTATTAAAACACAAAGACTTTATAGAAATGGTCGCTAGGGATTTAATACGCCCCGATAACTCAAATGACAATGTTAAAGAGATATTAGCAGCATATTCCAAAATAGACAATACTGCTGAGATATTAGTAGGATGTTCAACTTGTGATAATAAGTTTAAAGATACATTTAAGATTATATTGGCTTATATGAATAAACCAGAAGATAAATCTAAAAAATAATGGATGAACAACCAAAAGCATTTAAAGCAGTTTATGACGTTCCTTTATTTGGAATGTCTAAACGTGCTCAAAACTTATTAATTGATAGAGCGGAACGATTGTTAAAGGTAGCCATTCCTAAATATATTACTTTAGGCAAAGCTAAATATCCTCACAAATTTGAAATATACTATACTACACATGATAGCAACCAAATGGAGGGTTAATACGTTTAACTCTAAATTACTTAAAAGAACGTTTACAATAATTCTAAACTAATGAAAAAACTATTACTATTAATCCTATTTGTAGGATGTCAAAAGAATAAAAAAACAGTTGAGCCAGAACCAACATCAAAAGTATATTGCTGGTATCAAATGGGATTTAACAACTCCTTTGTGTTCTACAAATGCACCTCAACAGATGCAGAATATCAGGCTACTTCAAACTATGGAGCAGCTAATCAAATGAACCTAACTGTTAAAGAAAAGAACAGTTGTAACGAATGTCAATAATGCAAGACGAATACGAATCAATAAACTTTTGGAAATAAATGGCAAAGCATAAGTATATAGAAACACCAGAAGCTCTTTTAGAGTTGTTTGAATCCTATGTTAAAGAAACTAAGAGTAAACCATTCATAGTTAAAGATTGGGTAGGTGGTACAGGAAAAGAAGTGTTAAGAGAGAAAGAAAGACCAATTACATTAGAGGGATTTAGAGTATATTCATTTAAAGTCATGGGATGCGTTAAGCAATACTTTGATAATCCAGATAATAGATATGATGAATATATTACTATCTGTTCGCACATAAAGGATATAATACGTTCTGAGCAGATTGATGGAGGTATGGCGGGAATTTATAACCCTAGTATTACACAACGTTTAAATGGATTAACTGAGAAAACAGAAAACACTAATCTTAATACCAACATATCTATCCTAAACATAGACCCTTTAGATAAACCAATGGATTAATGCCACTCAAACAAACAACCGCTTTAAGAAAGATAGCAGCTTTAACTAAAAAGTATAGAGCGGTTAGAGGTGGACAAGGCTCATCTAAAACATTTAGCATATTAACAATTCTTATTAACCATGCTAGTAGTAAGGCTAATAGGAATATTTATGTAGTATCTGCTGAACTTACAAAGATGCGTGAAACGGTTATAAAGGATTTTATATTCATTATGACAGAGGCAGGAATATTTAATGCCGATAATTTTCTAGCAGGTACACTTTACAAATATCCAAACGGCTCAACAATTAAGTTTCTAGGATTAGATAAAGAAGATGTAGGTAAAGGTTTACGTTCCCATGTTGTTTACTTTAATGAGGTTAATAAAGTTAATCAAGAAACGTTTAGGCAAATGGCTTCGCGTTCTGATAATATCTATTTGGATTACAATCCAGATGCTGAGTTTTATGTAGATACTGATATACTTACACGCCCCGATTGTGATTTTATACAACTAACATTCAAAGATAACGAGTGCTTAAAAGAGGGTGAAAGGGATGAGATTCTAAACTATTACAATCAAGGTTATAATTTAGATGGTAGCATTAAGAATAAATATTGGGCTAACTTATGGCAGGTTTACGGATTAGGTAACATTGGAAACCTTATTGGCGTTATATTTGAGAATTGGACTGAAATAGATACTATACCAAATGACGCTGATTTTATATCGTATGGTTTAGATTTTGGTTTTGCAAATTCAAAGACTGCTTTTATGGTAATGTATAGAAAAGAAAATAATCTTTATTTAAAAGAACTTATTTATAAAACTGGGTTAACTGGAGCTGACACTATTAAGGAATTTGAAAAGTTAAATATCAGTAAACACCTTTCAATTGTTGCTGACCATGCTAGACCAGAGATGATTGAAGATATACGAAGGGCAGGTTATAGAATCAGAGAGTGTACTAAAGGCCCTGGTAGCGTAATTACTGGAATTGATACGTTGCAGCGTTACAATCTATTCATTACGTCCGATTCGCCAAATGCTATAAATGAAGCTAGATTATACAGATGGGATCAGGATAAAAAAGGGAATAACTCAAACGAACCTAAAAAAGAAAATGACGACTTTTGGGATGCTACACGTTATGCTGGAAACCGATTGAAAAAATCAACTTTCATTATACAATAAATCGGGAAAATTCGTAAAAAAAGCGTTAATACTTTGATGAAAGTAACTAATAGATACGAAGATTTAACTGTGGAACAATTCCAACAATTAGAGGCTCTGAAAGAAGATACTACCTTAGATAAGTTAGATAGTGCTATTAAAAGGCTTTCTATCTTATCAGGTAAATCAATTGATTATATCGAATCTCTTAGTGGAACAGAGGTTTATAATCATTTGCTTTCTGCTATATTCTTAACACTTCCTATAACTGAAATGGCAAGTCCAGAGCAGTTTAAACTAGGAGGTAAACAGTTTAGGTATATCAAACATATTTACGAATACACAATAGCACAAGAGAAAGATTGGAAAGAGATTTTAGCTGCTAATGATAACAACTATTATAAGTGTTTACCTGAATTAATGGCTATTTGTCATCAAGAGTTTGAGAATGATAAATGGGTTTACAATCCTAATAATCACTTAGAAAACGTAGAGTTATTTAAGAAATCAAAACTTAGCGAATCACTTGGGGGTGTTTTTTTTTATTCAAAATGTTTCAAGAGTTATATAGAAACTATAAAGGATTGTTTAACTCAAACGCATTTAGTGATGAACGAAGTAAATCAAATGATGATGGACGACCAAGACTTTCAGAGTTTTTTGAAAGATGGGGATGGGAATACTCGGTTGGCTTAGTGGTTCAAGATACCAACTTAACAGAAGATGATGTATATGGTTGGAGTGTAACAAGGTACTATCAAAAGTTAGCATACTTAAAAGATAAAGGAAAGTTTGAAATACAATTAAATGGCAGTAGATAAAATGGAATGTATAAAGTTTGCGGAATGGATTGCTAAAAATCA